GATTAGTTATGTTATCTTTATTTTCAATAAAACTTGAAACTCTATCTGATTTAACTCTCCCAACATCACGATAACCTCCCATAAGTTGCTCCATCTCACCTTTGGTTACTGTCATAACATTTGAATTTAAATTTGAATCATATTTAACCGGGTTGACCTGGCTCATTTGTTTTCTAGTAGAATTTGAATAAGTATCTAAGTTTCTATACCACATATCATTTATATATAAAAATACCGGATACCATCCCCACGATATAATCACATAATACCAATCATTATTTTTATTAACATCCCACTTACCTTCAATATTAGAACCTTTAAACGGCATCTTAGCATTAGCGTATTCGTAAGCAGAATTGTTTGCAACTTTTTGTTGTTTGAAGTACTTATAATCCTTGAAATTCTCTTTCGTTAAATTCTCGTAATCACCATCCGGTCTGAAATTTGCAGTATAAACCTCATAGTAAAATGTCGCCTTATCTTGGGGAATACTAAAATATCTTAACAACCCCTTAATAAACTCAACCATTTTTTGTTTGGTCCCAATATTTTTTTTATTATTATTAATCTGTTTGAATAATATAATTTCACTCCTATTTAAGACAGGAGCCTCTTGTTCTTCCTTTAATACACGTTTAATTAATTCTTTCATTTTAGAAATATGTTTGCTCAAAGTATAATACTTGGAACTTATCTGTTTTATCAATCAAATCAATTGCGTTGATGAAATCATTATACTCAACCACAGCATCTTTTTGAAATTTTCTATATTTTTTTAAGAAATCAAATGTTGTTATATCAGAAGCAAATAACTCTTGAGAATTTTTATTATATTCTTTCATAAGTGCCAGCTCAACAGCATATGCCCCATAAATAATATCAACCAAACTATCAAAACTATGTGATGTTGGAGCTTGAGGTATTTGAGCAATGATATTAAAATCTGCCATGTATTCTTGAAGTCCTTTAGCGTGAACTAACTCATCATCTGCCTCAGCAACGAAGAAATCAAACGCTTTCTTATAATTTTTATCCTGACACCAATTGGCTGCCGCTCTGTAGTAATAATGAGCAATGTACTCATCTTTAATTCTATCTGTTAATATTTGAATCGTTTTTGAATCCAATTTATATAACTCAACTTTACCTATTTTTACTTCAGCAGGTTTAGTATCTTCTTTGGTTTCCTTTGATGAATCCATTTTTTTAATATTATCCATAAATTTGTCTTTTAATGTATCTTCCCCCATTTTATTTACCTATTATCAGGTCGTCAAACCCTAGTTTATTCATTCCCCCAATTTCTTCATTATCTTTTAAATCATCATACATAAATGCTTTAACCACAGATGAAATACTTTGTTCAGCTTGAGCTATTTTGCTTTCCATCCAATCGTCTAACTGACAATTTTCATCTTCTTCCATTTTTTCCCACATCTTCTCAGCCATCTTAGCAATTACATACATCTGTTGTTTTGCCATATATGAACCTTTACCTTCATCTTCTTTAATGGTTTTCATTTTGGTAACCAACTTTTCAAGTTGTTTTTCTGTTAATATAATATCCTTCATCTTCAGTTTATTTATAAATATCATATAAAATAAAAAACCCCCACCAAAGTGAGGGTTAATTTTGGGCCGACATAAAGTCGGCGACTCCACCATCCTGTTTTGCGAGAACTAGGAAAACTCTGTCGAATTAGAAACTCTAAGACCATCGATTATCTTATCATAATATGGTGTCATATTGAACGAATAGATATGTTTTGAATCTCTTTCTTCAATATCATAATAATCTTTATTCAAAACTTTACCATCAGGTTGTGACCATTCCAAAGCCATCTTAATGAACTCTTCGGTATCTTGTAATTCACCATACTCATCAATCACTCTCCCGGAACGAATGAACTCCAATAACTCTTCCTTATTAGTATAGTATTTGTTATCGTGGAAGTTCCAACAGAATTTCCACCCGGAAGCTCTTTGACCTAAATGAATACTCAACCCATCAGTAAATTCATCCCACACAGACCATCTCTCAAAACCTTTTTCAATGTGTTTAAATTCATTCTTTATGTTATTTGGACACCATATATCCAAACTATTTATATTTTCAACCAACTCAAGGTATTTAACTCTAATCTCACTTGATTTGGGTATTCTTTGGTAATTTGTGCTCATATCTTATTGTTTATAGATGTATAACGTATCTACCGTCTTTCCATCAGTAGTAAGTTTCTTTTCAGGGATGATTGGTTTATTACTTTGGATTATTGTTTCACCGGACAATGCGAATAATGTTACCATAACACAAGTTAATACTCCAATCCAAAACCCCACCATAAATACACCAGCAAGTTTATCTGTATTCATCTCTTTAATTATTTAGTTACTAACGCTTCTACTTTACTTCTCATATGGTCAGCCAAGTCGTAGTCATTAACTGACGTTACGATGATTGAATCAACCAAGTATTTGTGTGGAACGTGAATTAAGAAATCAGTTCCGTTGAAGAATGTTAAATCATTTTTCAACTCAAGACAACCCTGAACCATCTTCAAGAATAATTTGAATTGGATTGCATCCACGAATGTTTCGTGTAATAGTTTTCCGAACTTTTCATTCTCAATTCTTATTGAATATGTATTTGTTTTCATAACATTTAGTTTCTATGGGACAAAGATAATACTATTTTTTTAATATACAAACTTTTTTTATTTTATCTCATCAATTTTTGTTAATTCCAACGTAATCTTATTCAATTTATAAACACCAACAGGGATTTTTACTTCATAATATCCAAAATCATATCTACTGTCAAGGTAAAGACATTCCACACCCACAATAACAGATGATGGTCTGTAACAAATCTTCTCACCGGTAAGTAAATTATAGTAGTAATTACCAATCGAACCAACATTACCACCAACGTGATATGGATAATCAAGACCAGTACGAGATAAACAAATTTTACCTTCGGTATTAACAATAACACTAGCACCAAAACTAAACCCACTATCATTCTTCTTCGGTTCCTTTGTTCTTGTACAATGAATTAACCCACAATACCCCTCTTTGAATCCGTGACATAAACCACCTTTACGGAAAATTTCGTCAGAAATCTTTACACCATCTTTATATAGATGCGAGTATTTTGAATTAACAATTCTTGAATTTTCAGATTCTTTCTTTGATAACTTAATTGGTCTAAGTTCAAACCCATCATTCAAATCCTCATAAGGATTTACTTTTTTTGGTTCTTTGGTTAACCCACCAAATATACTATAAAGTCCTCCGTTGGAAATCATCTCTGACGCTAACGTCATTACGTCTAACATTTGTTTTGTTTCTTTATCCATAATAATATTATTGTTCAAATTCTTTTTTAAGTCTAAGATAACTTTCGTAACGACGTTTTTTCATCTCTTCTTCACTTCTTTTATTAGAAGCAATTCTCTTTTCAAATTGTTCATCAGTTTCTTCGACCATACGAGTAATCTGATTATTCCAATATCCGTGATAGTCAAAATTTTCATCATCAACCCATCCGGAATGGATAATGTCATCATCTTCCAATTGTAGATTTTTGATATCTGACCATTTCATTGGACTATTATTATATCCACGAAATATTTGTTTTTCTTTGGTGATTTTATTTGGTGATTTTGTATCTTCCATATTTATTTTTTATTAGTTAGTTTTCTATACATCAAGTAACCCATTAATACCGACCACAAAAGAATTGTAACATCTTTCATATTTAAATTATTTTACTTTTATTTCTCTTGTTATGATACTTGTCACACTCGTCGTAAATTCTCTTATACTCAATGTCCTGTTGTTTAATGTATTCATCTAACATTTTTGGGTTATTCTTATATTTTTCAGCATCCTTAACCGCATCATCAAAGTGATTATATAAAACCGGATGGTCTCTATCCGGATATGAACTTAATAACCCAATATGGTATGTTCTATTATGATAATTCCATGAGATTAAAAAATTTAATATTGACCAAAAACCAACATTTTCTTCCCGATATTCTATTGAATAGTAATAAATTTCAATTCTACTACCATAACACCCATATGGTTTAACCCTAAATTTTAATTCTGACATAATATATAATTTATTTTTTATTGTTCCATAGTTGGTTTTAACCACAGCAGATTGTTTTTGAAGATGTAATCTCTTAAATCAGGGAATCTATTTAATTCGTGTAAGGTTTTTAATGTGTTAAACTTAAAACATTTGAACAACTCCTCACGAATTCTTTCAGTTGAGACAACACCCATTTTAGATTCGTAATCGTAATTTCTAATTACGTTTGTAATATCATTAGGTATTGAAAACCCTTTTGTAATGGAGAATCTGATGAATCTGATGATTCTTAACGCATCATCATCAAAAGTTTTAATTGGCTCTAATGGAGTTCGTAACACTCTATTAGTCAAATCTTCCAACCCACCAAAGTAATCGATAATTGTCCCATCTTCGTCTTTTGCCAACGCGTTCAACGTAGCGTCACGTCTCATTAAATCATCATATAAAGTCCCCGGTTTAACGATTGGTGTTCTTGTCCCCGGAATGTAACCAATTTCCTTTCTACTCATTACGAAATCCGCGACCCCACTATACTTGTGGTCTTTTGGGAACATCGCTCTAATGGTAAAACAATCCGGAGTGATTAAGAAGATTTCAAATTTGGTTTCTCTTAAATAAGTCACCAATATCTTAAACATCTCTTCTGCTTCGGTGTATTGTTCCAATAGAGAATCACTAGGAACCACTGTGTAATCAACATCCTTAGATTGGAGACCTAATATCTCATCTCTAACTTTCCCACCTACCTCGTAAAATTTAAACATATTTTCCATCACATTTTTATTACATAGTTATTTGACTGATAAGAAACACTTTCTCTTTCTTTCTTTTCAATCCAACCTTCTCTTAATACTCGTTCTACCGGACCTAACCCAAACCAAGTTTTATGGTCCTTAAACGCACTCTCCACAAATAATTCTTCCTTACCAAATTCACTACCAAACACATTACACATAATAATACATTTTTCACCAGTAATATTAACTTTACCAAGTTCATCATCAATCTCAACAACAACATTATAATGTTTATCAAAATTATTATAGTCAGAAGTATTAATTGTTACCGAACCACGACCATAAGATATACCACATTTTTTAAAAGATAGAGTTCTCATAAATTATTTTTTTTTAATTATTCTACAAAGATATAATAAAAAATCCCAAACAAAAAATTATTTGGGATTAAATTTTATTTATTATCTCTCATTGGTATTAAAAGTTTTTCTAATGTTGATTTGTATGCCGCGAAAGCAAAAGGGTTATCCCTATCTGTATTTTTCACACACTCATCATATGCCCCCTCAAACAATTCAATAGCCACATCAACTCCTTTATGTTCCGCAATCATTTTTGCCGCTGCCGGTACCACAATTGGTTGTCCTATGTTATACTCATCACAAATCCCATCAACTGTTTCCTTAATCTTTTCAATATACGTTTTTTCCATCTTAATATTCTGTAATGTTATACATACCACATATTCTATGTGACCTACCAAACTCATCCTTGAATGTTATACATCCGTCTTTCTCTACATACTTTTCAGTATAGAAACTTGTCTCTTGTTGTTTATTACCGGGAATGGATATTTCATATAAATGACCACCCTTTTTTATCCCACTAACTAAATAAACTTTGTAACCAACTGAGGTAATTACAAGTAAAAAAACTATCAACATAAACCCTAGTATACTATTTCTCATCTTAATCTATTTCATTATTAATATAAGTTGCAAAAATCCCACAAATAACACCAACACCTATAAATAAACCCATAGGAGATTTAAACATATCACCACCACACAAATCAATTGTAACCCAAATGATTCCAATCACCACACAATAAACTAGAATGGAGATACCCATTCCTCTTAACATTTTTTTCATCTTATCTAAATTTTTCCATTCTTTTTTTAATCAACTCCGCCGTATCATAATCCTCATTCTCAATCGCTTGTTTCAAATAAACCTCACACTCAATCTCACTCATCAAGTCAACAGATTTACCATCAACTTTTTTACCGGTAGTTTCTGATTCATCACCAATATTACCGGTAAAACCAGGATTAACACCCATTACTTTTTTAGCATCCTCATAGTTTTGTCTCCATAAATCGGATTTATTATGACGTAATACATCCCAATCAACTTTATGTACCGAACCATCACCACAATCAATATATAAATCAGTTAAAGACCAACCTTTGAGGATTGCAAACTCTTTATGATTTTTAGTTAAAATCGACCCATAATCACCAACTCGGGTTAGAATCAATTTATCACCAACCTTCCAATTCACACATTTTTTCTTTCTGTTTTTGGATAAAATAGATTTACCAATTTTTATTGACACCAAAAATCCTAAAACAATAATAAGTATAACCCCCAATACAACTACTAATCCATTCATATTATTTTTCTTTTACTATTTCTATTAATTTTTTCAAACATTCAAGTTCTACTTCTTCGTGTGTCGATAAATTTACCACATCTCTAATTGTTATAAAGACAGTTGATGAACTTTTTTCATTCATTCCATATATTTCATAAGAGAACCTTGTTTTATACTTACTTTCTCCTTTTATATAATTTGGAGCAGTTACAACATACGCACATAAATCATACTTCTCTCTAAACCATCTAAATGCTTGTTGGTATAGTGGTGCTACGAATGTAGTTTTAGATTCTAATCTAAATTGAAAAGGAGCAAATAGAGTTTCATTTGACGTATAAACTTCTCTATCTTTACCTACATAATAACCAAAACAAGGTTCATCAAATCCTAATTCTTTTAAAGATAATGCTTCGGTATAATTCACAAACTCTTTTTCCATTATTTATTTTCTTTTACTATTTCTATTAATTTTTTAAGACATTCAAGTTCTGCTTCTTCATAAGTCCCAACTTTAGGGTCTTTGTTAAACTCTTCCATTGTTCTTTGTTTAACATATTCTTTACCTGACAAAGACATATCATAAATGTGACAATCAAATTGTTTTACATTCGGTCTAAACCCAATAAATCCTCTCAAACCATACTTCTCTCTAAACCATCGGAAGCATTGTTGGTAAAGTGGTACTGATACGCAATCTATTAAAATATTAGCATTATATAATATTGAGTTGTATTCAAATATTTTATATTCATCAAACATCGCCAAACAAGGTTCATCAAACCCTAATTCTTTTAAAGATAATGCTTCTGTGTAACCTATGAACTCTTTTTCCATCTTATCTAAATTTTTAATTCCCGACAAAGATAAAACTATTTTTGATATAAACAAAAAAAACCTCAACAAATTTTACTCTGTTGAGGTTTTTACTATACCAGCTAAGAAAGGGGCTGTTGGCTTATGAGAATATAAATATATAGTAAAATCAAAAAAGTTAATCTTTTTCTAAGATTCTCGTAATTATTTTATATAATTGGTCCGTTTTATTGTTGAATGGTAAGTTTTTAAGGTTAAAGTACTTAAATTCCGAATGTTCATTCCCGTCTTTCGCAGAATTTAAATCAGGTATTAACTTCTCATCACTATCATAAAAGAATACATACATAAGTCCTTTGGTCTTTGTCCCATCCCTATGTCTGTTAATAAACCCCGCAAGTTTTAACTTACCATCAAGTTTTATGTTTGTTTCCTCATAAAATTCTCTACGACTAGCATCAATCGGAGCCTCACCCTCGTGAAGATGTCCCCCAAAAATAGACCATTCTCCCGGTAGTGTTTTATGTTTATTCCTTTTACCTAATAAAACCTCATCACCCGATTTAACAATTACACCAGCAAATGTATTTATATCTTTCATTTTATATTTTTTTGTGTATTTATATGTATATGGAATTAACTATAAACAAAAATAAATTCAAAGTCAAAACTGTAATATCATCCAAAGACACAAGTCAAGGTATGATGAACAAACGATTTGACGATACCTTTAATGGTATGTTATTTATTATGTCCGAAGGACAACATTGTTTTTGGATGAAGAATTGTATAACAAATCTCGATATAATCTTTATTGAAGATGATGTTATAACAAAAATTCACCACAACTGTCCCCCTTGTAAAACCAAAGATTGTGGAAACTATTGTGGTGAAGGTGATATGATACTTGAACTTCAAGGTGGTACCTGTAAAAAATTAGGAATTAAGTCCGGAGACAATATTAATCACTTAGATTAATCTAATCCAAACATATGTAACCCTTTATCGATAAAACTACCTTCATCAGAAACACATTGTTTAAAAATTTGAACGTCACTATCCGACATTTTATTTTGAGTCATTGGACCCCAAACACCATCAGCAGGAGACACACCAATCTTAGATTGATATTTACTTAAAGCCGCCGCTGTTTTACCAGCCAATAACCCATCAATCTTTAATGGTTGATTCTTATCGTCTCTAAACCCTTTTTTATTAAGAAAACATTGAATCCCCTTTTTAAGTTCAGGACTTTCATTTTGTTCATTAACCAATCCGTATCTTGAACGGATATCTCTTTTTTCATCTTCTGAAATTATAAATCTTTTTGACATAGTATTTGTTTTAGTTATAAATATACTGAAATTAAAAAAGAGGTTGTTAAACCTCTTTTAATTCTAATTCTAATTGTTTTCTCTCATCAATTAACGACTGAACTCTTTTACGTGCAATCTCCGTGTAATCCGGAGACAACTCAATTCCAATCCATCGTCTTTGTAACATTTCCGCCGCGACCGCCGAAGTCCCGCTACCCATGAAGGGGTCAAGAACAATATCGTTCTTATATGATAATATCTTAATTGCCTTTGATGGGATATCTAAGCTAAATGTAGCCTTAGTTAATGATTTAGTATCTGAAAAATAATCCCATCTAGCAAAAACCAAATTCATAAATTCTTTTTTATCCTCATCCTTATAAACCATCTTGTTTTTAACTTTCCCCTCTTCTGTAATTATTTCCGTTGGGGTACCTTTCCATTGTGACTCACCTTTAGTTAGTTTTTTACTAGTTTTCTTATAAGCCAATATAACACATTCTTTTGGATTGTATAAGTAGGGACTGGATGCTGACATCCAAGAACCCCACGCAGTTTGTCTAACTCTATGAGGACTATCTTCATTTAAATCAATCATACCAAAAAACTTAAACCCAACTTCTTTCATCTTCATCCAAAATTCCGCATTGAATAATATTCTACCACCCCTCTCTTGGACATTAGTCTCTATCGGAACATTAATCGCAACTCTACCATCATCTTTTAATACCCTGTAAGCTTCCGTTAGCCATTTAGTCGTAAAATCCCAATACTCGTCCATGGGAATAGTATCGTCATAAACATCATATTTGATGTTAACTGAATATGGGGGACTAGTACAAATTAAATCCACACACCCTTCAGGAAATGTTTTCATAACCTCAACACAATCACCATTAATTATCTTTCCTGTCTCTATCATATTACTCTGTTAATTTATATTCCCAACCATCTTCTTTTTTTATTGGTGTAATCTCTAAATCTAAAAATACTGCGTTCTGCTCACCTGCGTGTAACCCTAATATATTATAATCGTAAAACTCTTCCGCTTCACCATAAGTCATTAGGTCTCTTTCTTGTAGGATTTTTAATATTCTTGGTTTGGAATATAACATTTTCCTTCCCGGAGAACCAAAGTCCTCAACAATACCTATGATAGCATCCTCTAAACCATCCAATAGGACCGCACCTTCCGCGTATTCATCAATATCAATCAACATTCTCATCTATTCTTTCATTATTAACATAAATCATCACTTCAATCTCTTGAACCTTTGATTTAGGAATAACTTTAACCTCAGTAATCTTATTTTTAGTAATCCCCACTTTGAAATCTAAAATTTCTTTTCCTAATAAAATTTCTAAATACTCTTTATTAATTTCCATTTTCTAATCGTTCAATTTTACGATTCAAATACCACAACGCTTTCTTTAAATCTTGTATTTCTTTATCCGAATCTTTTAATCCCGCTCTCGCAACATATTTAACTACGTTGAAAATGTAAGCATCCGCGTCAAGATTCCAAGCCTCACACACTTTTACAACCTCATATGGGTTATCTTGTCCACCGTAATGTTCCGGGTGGTTTACCATTTCTTTATTCATCTTTCTTAATATCTTGACATAATAGGTTAATATCGTTCGGTTTAACAACAAATCTAAATCTAACATTTAATAATTCATCACTACCATAATCTCCAATCATTTCCATATTAGAACCCTTAACTAACATATGTAACCCACCAACTAAATCACCTACCGGACCTAAAAATTTAAGAACAATAGTCGTAATCTTGGTTAAATCCACAGGATTAAATGTATATTGTACGGTTTGATAAATTTCTGTTGTGAAAATAAAATCTTCTCCAATATTTTCAATATGGAATTTACGGAACAAATATTCCGGAATGTTAACTTCATCATTAACATTAATAAGAAACCTATTTTCTTTTAACGGTTCAATTGTTTTAAAAACTTCATTTGTGATATCACTCATAATTTTACTAAATAATATTTACCCAATTTAAGGGATTTTTTATAACCATTTCTCACAGAGAATAATGGTTTTGTTGTGACATTAATTCCAACCCCACTATTAAATTTAATAAACCATCCAGATGGTGATGTACTAAATAGAATATCGTTATTAAAGAATTTAATAACAGTTTGACGACAACCATCACCTATATGATATGTTTTTTTAGATAGCCACATAGAACCCTTCACTTAATTTACTTTCCTTAACATAACCCTCAGATATTAAAGTATCTAATTGTTGTTTGGTTTTATCCATATTCTCTCTAAGAATATATTTAGAGATGTAACTGATGTGGATTGGTTGTCGTAACTTATCCATTAAGATTTTAATCTGTTTTTTGTCCATTATGATAATAGTTTTCTAGTTATTTTAATATTCTGATTAACATATGATAATATTTTTCGTTTAAAAATTGGTATTAATGTTTGTTCTAACGGAAATACATCATTACAAAACACCTCAAAGATTGGGTAATCTGACTCGTTGTTTTTTTCATATGTTTTTGAAAAAGTAGAGATAATTTCCGGGATAGTCAAATTATCTTTCTGTCCTTTGTAGATTAATTTTAAAGATGTTTTTGTTTGTCCTTTGGTTTTATATATTTTTCTTGTCGTATATTGCCAAATATATAAATTATCCGAGGTTTTATAAGAAAAAAACCCCGATTTACTCTGTAAATTGTTTTTATTTTTCTTTACCACAACATCAATTGAATCATATACAATACTCCAAATTGATTTTGCGAAATTGAAATAGTCGTGCAGTTGTGGCTGACTACTTTTTAAAATTTTGTGATACTCAATTACTTCCTCATCATCTAAAACGGGAATATCTTTAACCTTCAAATCAGACAATACTAGTTCATCATCATTGGAGGTTAATTTTTTATCAACATATAAAATTTTATTTTGTGTAAGTAAGGTCTGTATGTTACCTAAATGTAATGAAAGTTCAATAAACATTGGGTAAACCTCCATTCTTTCAAGATGTTTATTCATCTTTTGGAAGTAATCTAACAATACATATTGTTTTTGTTCAGCATCGAGAATACCGTCAAACAACCAATCGGTATCCATTATAAATTTATTTTTCTGTTTCATTCCCATATTATATTACTTAAAATATACAGGAAAAAATTGGAAAAAGGAATAGTTTTAACTAATTCTCATTACGTAATATGTCTCACCGGCGATATTAACACTATCATAATTACCATCGTAACTACTTATCATACCCCAACCATCAGCATCAACTAATCCTTGAGCCAAAGCATCAGTATCAACAAATTCTTTAATTTCCATTCCATATTCAATTAGATAATCTAATGGGTCTCTTTTAACGTATCGAACCAATTCCTCAACCTTATTATCTATCATATCTTCTGTTGGTTCAGTATCAACCTCAATATTATCTAATTCTTCTTGAAGAGCGTCAATTTGATTTTGTATATCTTCTTCATAATCATAATAATTCTCATCGTCAGAATCTAATTCTTTTTGTTGTTCTTCTAAATCTTCAATTTGTGATTCAATTTGAGATATTCTTTCTTCTTGCTCCGGAGTCAATTCAAAATCATTATCATTAAAGTAACTATCAGGACTATCCCTAACTGTGTATTCATAATCTTCTCTAGCAAATTCAATAATCGCATTTTCATCTAAATAATTCTGAAGAAATTCTTGTCTGAATCCTTGAACTCCGTTCTCATCTATTATTGATTCCGCATATTCTAATGCCGCTTTTTCCATTTCTTCTTCAATACCAACACTATATGACCTATCTTTAAATCCACCCACTAAAACTTCAAATGTGGTTAAACCATAATGTTCATACCCTGTTGGGTATATATCATATATATCCGCAACATCTTCGGTTAATTCACCAACTTTTTCTTCAACCTCCTCAATTTGATTTAATATTTCAACATTCTCATCTGGGTCGCCATCTCTATCTTCATCATCATAGCGAGCATTAAGCTCATCTAATTGTTGAGTTAATATTCTTAACTCTTCTTTTTGACTATCATCCAATACTTTAATATCACCATTACCCTCAAGCCATTCTAATAAAGCCATAGCTTTCAACCCATCATCATCTTGATTTTGAAAGTTCCACTCATCATCTTCCCTTTTAGAATCCATCTCAGCCTTTTTACCCAAAAGTTCTTGTCTATCTCTAATTCTTTCACGAGGAGAACCGTAATCACTAATATATGATTTAGCCTTTAAATCACCAATATTAGACACATTAGTTTGACTAATATCCAATTTACCATCGACATAAGCAATCGGTCCAATATCTTTAACATTCGTACCACTTAAATTTAAATCTCCCGTAACATATAATGGTTTTCCACCATATTGTTTCATTTTTCTGAATATATTACCATTATTACTAGCATATTTCATTATATTCAAGTATTCCTCAGGAGATATTTTATAATATTCATCCTCAGTTTGCTCAACGATTCGTTTAATAACTTTATATAATTCGGATTCCGTAAGTCTCAATTTTCTTCTCATAACAATAAATATCAGCTAAGATACAAAATTTATTTACTTATTATCATTATTATTGATATTTATTAGTAGTATGAATTGTGGAATATATAAAATATTAAATGTTAAAGACAATAAAATTTATATTGGTAGTTCCGTAAATTTAAAAAATAGAGAAAAAAAACATTTTTGGATGTTACGTAAAAATATTCACGATAATGAATATTTACAAAATTCTTATAACAAATATGGTAAAGACACATTTTTATTTGATATAATAGAAATTTGTTCTTTTGAAGAATTAATTGTTAAAGAAAATTTTTATATTAACAAATACAATTCAAACAATTTATCATTTGGTTATAATTTAGCAACAGTAAATGAATTTAGACGAAATACTTTTAATAATGAGGTTAAAATTAAATTATCTAAATATAATTTACAGAAAAATGGAAATATTAAAACATTTTCATTAACAAATATTGAAACCAATCAAGAATTTATATTTGATTCTTTAGTTGATGGGGCTGATTATTTAATTCAGAATGGATTTACTAAAGGTAGCCCAAGAAATGTTAGAATGAAACTTTCAAATTCATTAAGAGGAAAAAAAGTTAATAATGGTAATAATGGGTCAATTCGTAAAACTTGTTATAAACATAACTTTGAAATAATAAACTAAACTTAAAATAATTTAATTATGGCTTGCGGATGCAAAAATCAAGGAAATCAGACTCCTCCACCACCACAAACGAATACTCAAACAGGTCAAAGTCAACCGACTTCACAACCTATTCAAGAGTCAATTCGTAAAGTGGTTGAACGATATTACAAAAAGTAATTACTAAACGTTTGGGGTAAAAAATTAGAGGGAACAATTTAGTTCCCTTTTTTCATTTATAATTAAAATTAATTTCTATATAATTTCGTATAATTTAAAAATATGAAATACATAAATGAAAACTCAAACAGAGGATTGGTTAATTTATTCTCCGACTACATCGTCAATCAAATAAATAAAGATAAACAATATGATGTTGTTATTGAAGTAACCGATTGTGGTAAATTCTTTGTGATTAATGGGATGACCAACACTGATAAGATTTTGGATATGGTTAAAGTAAAAGAATCTTTCCTTGAATCCCATAAATCATTATTAACTAATTTTGGTTATGAGAATGTTAATGTGATTGACCTAATAATGTATGGTAAAGAATTATCTAAGAAGACCGATTATACTTTTGATTTTTATAATTCAATAAGACCTATTTACCATCACACATTAATTAACTCTATTATTGAGTCACCCCAACCTAAATTCAACTCCATTTCTTACACCTCCCGATTAGAATATGAATTAGACTATTCTGAAGACGATACAAGTAATTTAGAGTATTACATCTACTCACCATTAAACATCTCATCAGAGTTCCCACACGGATATAGTTTGAGTATGGGAAGACAAGAGATGTATTACTCAGAATACATCTGTAATCAATTATTTGATGTAATACTAACTAACAGGTTAACTTTTAAATATTCGTCCGTTAAACAAGACGAGGATAACCAAATAGATATTCATTCAATGAGTTTATTCCCACGAAAAGATGTTATTTCTATGATATTGGATGTGTTTGATTTTGATATGTTAAAATTTAATGATATGATTAAAGGTTATAATATCATCGATGATATCACTAAACCATTTGATGAGAAACCTTGGCTTATTAGAGATAAGATAAAAGACCTGATACTATTTTAAATAAAAAATCCCCAATAAAATGGGGATTTTTTTATACTCTAAAATGTTCTTTAATAATTTCAACACCTTCTTCAATCTCGTTGTAATCTCTATCCGGAGCGTATAAATAACTCTTGTGGTCATCTGTGTCCGGTGATTCAACCACCATAAATGCCGGAACAAATTCATTCTCGGTGATTTCAACAAACATCTCATATTCATCTTCGTGTTCGTTAATATCTCTAACTTCAAATGGAATATTTGATTCCGTTAATTGGTTCTTCATTGTTTCACAGTGGGGACAACCTTTCATCGTGAAAAGTATTACTAACTTATCCATTGATTAAATTAGTTACCAATTGTTTAATCTGTCCTTCCATTTGCATTCCCGGTTGAGAATAAACTTCTTTACCACCTGAGAATGATTTAACGGTGGGGACAGCACGAATACCTAATTCAACCGCATAATCTCTATTGTTTGCAACATCCATAGTATAAAGTTGAACTTCTGAATTTTTACCTCTCATTTCTTCGGATACTTTATCAAAAATAGGTTTCATAACTTTGCATGGACCACAATGAACCCCCCAAAAATCAATTATTAATTTATCCCCATTTTCAATTTTTTGTTTTAACTCTTCTGTTGTAATTTCCATTCTTAAATTTTTTTTGTTGTTAATCGTTTTAATTGTTGTAGTGTATAATCCACCACATTTTTTTTATCCACCTTTGTCAAAATAAATATCTTTCCAACATATTTTATATATATTAAAACCCCGGTTGAATCATATTCGTATAACTTATGTCTTGGAACAACATTTTTATTATCATCAATAAAATCTTGATACCAAATTAAGTGTGATTTACTTAATAATGAATCAACATCAGTTTTATTCAATACCGTAGAATATTCAACTAAACTAGGGTGAACCCCAAATCTTTCTTTAAAGGTATCTACGCAATGTTGTGGTATTTCTTTCATATTAATAATCAAATAAGTTTTCATCATTCTCTATCGGAACAACATTATAATTATATGAATTTAATTTCATAATTGAATCGTTTTTCCACCCTAAATAAACACCTTTTTTGATATTTGTTACACCCGTATTGTATCCGGTTCTGTCATACTCTTTAATTTCGTAATCTGAGAAAATTTTTCTCCCCCCAAATTCACCATCAATCTGTAATGTATCAAACAATTTCTCACGAACAATATATTCAATTCTATCAT